ATATGTCAGGTGATGGTAAAGTAACTAAAAAAGATATTTTAATTGCAAGAGGTGTAATTAAAAAACCAATGAAGAAGAAGAAAAAATAATGAGAAACTATTATAACAAAGGTGGTCCTACTCTAGTTGGTAAACAAAATAAATTACCACCTGAGTTAAAGAAAAAAATTTTAGCTGCTAAAAAGAAAAAAATGCAGATGCAAAAAGTTAAAAAAGATACACCAAGAACTAAAGCAATGGGGTTAGCGTAATGGCAAAACTATGTCCAAGAGGTAAAGCCGCAGCAAAGCGAAAATTCAAAGTGTATCCGTCGGCATACGCTAACATGTACGCATCAGCAGTATGTTCAGGTAAAGTTACACCAGGTGGTAAAAAGAAAAATAGAAAAAAAGCCATGGGTGGTGGAATGATGAGAACTGAACTTAGAGTTGGTGGTCTTGCAAGACGTAAGAGAATAGGCTGTGCGTAGTTATTATTCAGAAGGCGGTCTAAGAAAATGGGTCAAGGACAATTGGGTCGATATTGCAAACAAAAAGCCGGATGGCTCATACCCAAAATGTGGAAGAAGTGGTGGCGAAAAAAGAAAAAATTATCCAAAATGCGTGCCCATTGCAAAAGCAAGAGCGATGACCAAAGGGCAGCGTGCGGGTGCCGTAAGAAGAAAACAAGCAAAAGCGAATACAGGCCCTACACCATCTAGAGCAGCAACATTTGCTAAAAAGAAAAAGAAGACGGCGTAATGCGAAAAAGAGATAAACAACCACCTAAAACTAAAAAGTATTTCAGATCTACAAAGTCTGGAGCAGGGATGACAAAAGCTGGGGTCGCCCGATATAGAAGAGAAAATCCTGGTTCAAAACTAAAAACAGCCGTGACGGGTAAAGTAAAACCTGGATCAAAAGCTGCGAAGAGACGTAAGTCCTTCTGCGCAAGAAGCGCAGGTCAAATGAAAAAATTTCCAAAAGCTGCAGCTGATCCTAATTCAAGACTTCGTCAGGCTCGTAGAAGATGGAAATGTTAATATGAAAAAAGCAAAAGCAAAAATAAAAAAAGTAATTAAAGGTTTAAAGAAAGCCTCTAAATTACATGCAGGTCAGGCTAAAACTTTAAAAGGAGTTATCAGTGGTAAAAAAACTAAATAAGGTAGCTAAAGCTTTAAGTAAAGCTTCAAAGCTACATAAAAAACAATCAAATATAATTAAAAAACATATTAAAGAAATGAAGTCTTATGGCAGATCCAAAAAAGGGAACAGGTAAAAAACCAAAAGGATCTGGTAGAAGACTCTACACAGATGAAAATCCTAAAGATACAGTTGGTATTAAATTTGCAACTCCTGCAGATGCAAGAAAAACTGTTGCAAAAGTAAAAAGAATTAGTAAACCCTTCGCAAGAAAAATACAAATTTTAACTGTTGGAGAGCAACGTGCTAAAGTTATGGGCAAATCAAAAGTTGCATCTATATTTAAAAAAGGAAAAGAGGCTATAAGAAATGCTAGATAAATTAATTTATAAATTTTTTGAAGGATTAGATAATGCAGTTTCTTTTGTAGAAACTCGTATTATAAAAATGAGTGAATGGTGTTGGAGTACAAGAGTAAAAATATTAAGAAAGAAAAGGAGAAAAAATGATTCTTGATGAAGAATTACAAATAATAAGCAAAGTTAAAAAAGTTTTAAAAGATAACTATTCGTCAATCGCAGAGGTAATGATATCTGGTGGGGTTGACAATATGGAAAAATACAAGTATTTGATGGGACAGGCACATGCCTACCAAAAAATAGATCAGGAGATCTCTAACCTGCTACAACCAAAGGAGCAAAAAAATGATACTGAAAGACCAGAAAACGTCGTCGACATCAGAACAAAAGACTAAGCCGGCGTTATTAAATAAATACGAAGAAAGTCATCAAAAAGAAGTTGATGGTTACGAACGTTTAAAAACAAAAGAATCAAATAAATTACCTAAACCAACCGGATGGAGATTAGTTGTTCTGCCATTTAAAATGC